ACCTTCTGCACATTCACATTGAGAATGCAGCGAAAAAGTCGTCGACGTCGTTCGATTTCAAACTCCTGGACATCAATGACGATGAACTTTCTGTGCCTGAGATTGAGATGAACGTTCTGACAACCATACCGAGTGTCGATTTCCAGCGCGTGACACGCGACATGAACAACCTGGCTCAGGATATTCGAATCACGCGCAAGAAGAATACCCTCGAGCTCGAGTGTGAGGGTGGCTTTGCAAACCAAAAGACTGTCATCGAGTGTGTCGAGCCCGGGAAGGACAAGGCGCTCGGGAATGTGTTTTCGCTCAAGTACATCAACATGTTCACCAGGGCGACGAGCCTGTGCTCGAGTGTCCAGCTGATGCAGCATGACGACGACGATAACATGCCCATCGTGTTCCGGTACACGGTTGCAAACCTCGGTGAACTCAAGTTTTACCTGGCACCGAAAGTGGAGTGACGGATTTCTCGGACAAGTCGCTTCGCGACTTGGACTTAGACATCCAGTCGTGTCATCTGACCGAGGACGTTCTGAATACGAACCGTACCGGCCACTTTTTTCACAAGGATCCATTTGATTCCCACGGAGATTCTGAACCCTCCTGAGAATGAAACTGTGAAATGGGGCCGAGGGGCATACACGTCAAACGACACTGGTGACTGCGTCGGGCCTGAGTGGCGCCTGACAGTCTCCGTGCAGACTGTGGGTTTCCGGTCTTCGTCGTTGATGAAAATTGCACTGTGTACCGGAACTGAAAAGCGAGGGACGATGTTCTGAATGGGCCAATGTCCGATGTGAGTATACAGTTGACCCCCAAAGTAGTAATCGACGTGTCCGTGTTCGCCTGGTTTGAATTCATCGACTGGTACCAACTCATCGCCGTCGTGTCTGAACATCTGATGGACCTGAAAATTCTTGGGTCTACACTGTTCGATGAGATTTAGGATCCACATTAACTAAAAGAAAACGATATATTATTTAGAATGGAAGGACGCTATCAGGAACGTTTATCAGAGTTTCAAAAACGAATATCTAAAGGGGATTCGGCAGCTGAACAGGAAATGTATGACTACATGGCTGAATGTATCCCTTTAATAATGGAGTTTGAATCCGCCGGAGGAAAGAAGAAGGATGTCTACGAAAAGTACATGGCAACCGTAGAAGATAATCACATCACACCGATGCAAAAGAAAAACCCTGGGTACATGCCCAAATGCAAAGGCTGTGGGTCAATAGACCATACACTCGATGAGATGACGAGTGATATGATATGCCTCACATGTGGAATGACAGATTACGTGCAGTGTCAAGAAGTGGGTTTCAAAGAGGAGCAAGAAATGGAACGCCACGTCGTCTATTCGTACCGGCGTGAAAATCACTTTAACGAATGGGTCAATCAATTCCAGGCGAAAGAGTACACGAGTGTACCACAAGAACTCATTGACCAATTGCAGCTCGAGGTGAAAAAGCAGAGAATTAAAGACAAGTCAGACCTGACGCACCGCAAGGTGCGCGAAATGCTAAAGAAGATTCACATGAATAAATACTACGAACACGCACCGTACATCACAACGATTCTCAACGGGGTGAAACCTCCAGCCATGCCTCAAGCCTTGGAAGACCGACTTCGACTCATGTTTGGGCAAATTCAAAAGCCTTTTGAGAAACATTGTCCTGAAAACCGTAAAAACTTTTTGAGCTACAGCTACGTCCTGTACAAGTTTTGTGAACTGCTCGGCGAGGATGAATACCTCCCATGCTTTCCGCTGCTCAAGTCGAAGGAAAAACTGTACAAACACGACATTATATGGAAGAAAATCACCGCTGACCTCGGGTGGCAATGGTTCGCTACATGCTGATTACCAGCCTATTCAGTCTTTGGGTCTTCCTTCACCGGGAACCACCAATCGATGACATCACACGCGCGGATCGCGAGGTAATAAAAAAAGGACATGACTCGATACGACATCTTACTCTCAGTATCCTTGACAACGGTCATAGTTGCGCGTTTCATCTCAGGCGTGAACATTTGACTTTAAAATGTTTGTATGTTTTAAATGCTTAGGTTTCTATTAACCGGAAAACCGACGGAAGCTAAACCACAAAAGAAGAAAGAGCCGACGAAGGTGTTCAAGAGTATCAAAAACTATCTCAAGAATGGATACTCGATAAGTCAAGCTCGTTATCTCGCGAACCGTTAACGTCTTCAACCTCAAGGTCACCACTGCCTGCATTTGGGAAGTTGATGAGCATACCCTCGGGAACCCCCATGAGACGCATGTACATGCGCGTCTGAACTCGGTGCTCATCCTTGAGCGCCTTGACAGACTTCAACTCTACTATAATTCTCGAATCGACGACAAGGTCTGCGCGAATGTTTCCAATTGCATGTTCATCAAACATGATTGGAACGATTCGCTCCGTTTGATATGGAATATTTGACTTTCGCAGTCCCACCTCCATGGCGTTATGGTACACGCGCTCCGAAAACCCAGGTCCGAGCGATTGCCAAACCCGGATCGCAATAGCACGTACACAGTCCTTCATTCTGAAGACTCTGCGGGGGGTGGGTTTAGGTTAATTGTTCGGTGTGTACCTGACGCGAATGATATTGTTTGTCCGTCCGACCATGGTATACGTACCAGGTGCGAGAGTCACTTCACTCTCATATGGCATATTTGACGGTGTATACGAGTTGTGCTTTATGGAAGGGTACCTCCCTCGGTTCAACATGAGCACGTAGCCATATTGTGTATTCCCTCTTCTTGACGGACCCTGTGACCATATGCTGGCGATATGCTTTTTTGTTGAGAATGACCAGAAAGTAGGAACGTGGTGACTTTTGTTCCGGCGGGTCGTAAAGTTTGTCAGCATAGCAACCGACTTGGGATCGCTGCGCGCCATACCTCTGTACAGAACGGGAACCGTCCGCGGGAACTTCTTGGCGTGACGCTTCATTGCTTCAAAGTGAGCACGAATTTTCAGGGTCTCTGCATTGTTGTACGGACCAGTATTCTTGGGTCTCAACGGACGTGTTCCGAGCATCTGATTCATCTTAGATGACCCACCGCCCCCCGTCCAGTATGAATATGCGCGCTTGACAGACCGCCCAAGAAGACGCCGCTTGATGGTACTGGCGGCCGTCTTGGGAGACATTGGCTTTTTCCGAGGCGTGTTCGCCATATTATATATGTAGAAAAATACACACAGTCCTTCATTCTGGTACTTCTACCGGCACAGGGTTTAGGTTAAAAATAGGCATACTCGACTTCTGAATGTTCTCGGAGCTCGAACGTTTGTAGAAACGCTTCTCGAAAAGGGGGCTTCCACGGTACACAACGGCAAACATCATGCCGTCAAACTTGGATGCATCGAGCGTCGCCTGGATCGATGCGATAATCTGTACCGGGAGAACATCACCAGGCTTGAGTTCAAAGATCCAATCGTTCTTGGCAGCATCAATCGTGTCCACAATCTCATCCTCTGGTGCTACGATACGTTTGAGCTGGTCCGTGAGTTCAGTCGTCACAAAACTCACAGGCACGACGGTCACGTCGGTCGGACCGCCATTGACACGAACACGGTCGATCCAATACTGCAGCATTCCTACTGTTTCTTTTAATGTTGGTTTTAAGTCCGTCCCGCCGCAGGTGGGAAGGCCGCTTCGCGGCGCTGTCCAATGGACAGTTATTTAATGTTGGATTTAGGTAGATGGAGACGACGTTGTACGTCGATTCCAGACAGAGGGATGTGACTCTGTATCCGTCAGGGAACACATACACGCTGTTTCTCCAGTCACCAGTCCATAACATCAGTCAGATTGATCTGATTTCCGCCAAAATCCCAAACACGATGTACAATCTCACAACGAATTCGAACGTACTGGTCGTCGGGACGTCCAACGTGGCTCTGAACCCTGGGTTTTACTCGACATGTTCACTCGTCGACACGTTCAACAACAGCGAACAGGTATCGAACGTCGCAATGAGTTACCTGGAGGCTGAAGGCAAATTCCTCTTCACTGGCAATTTGACATCGGTGACGACTTTGACTCAGGAAATTGCAGAAATTCTCGGTTTACCGCTCGGTACGACACCTTCGAGTCCGATTGCGAGCAATGCCGTCTACCAGGGGATTTACCCAACTGCAAATGCGTACGTCGTATCAAACAACATCGTGAGTCTCGAGACGAACGATTACATCTGGCTGGACATCGAAGAGTTTCGGACACCGTTCACGACCGATGCCCGGAAACTGATTCTGAATCCACAGGGTGTGTACACGACGACGAGCAACACGTCAGCACGTTCGTTTGCCATCATACCGATGGATGTTCCATCTGGTAGTATCAAAGCGTTCAAAGAGGAGACTGATTACCATGTGAATGTCACGTTCCCGTCACGACTCGATTCACTCGATCGACTTACAATCAGTTGGCTTGACCGAAACGGAAAACCACTGGACTTCCATGGACTCGATGTCAATTCATTCACGCTTCGACTTCATACGATACACGTACCGGATCAAGTCGAACGTCCTGTCAGTTTACCACCGCCCGTCCCGTTTGAAAAGGAGAATCAAAAGATTGTGTGGGGGGCGATGCTCGCGCTCGTTGTTGGTCTGATGTTGATTATTTTGGCTGGCAAGAAGAAATGAGATTTAAAGATCCTCGACTATAACTGACATACCCTTGATGCGACGCTGCTCAGCCTGAGTCGTCTGCCCTGGGACGCGCCAAACACCGGCGCGGCTCATCGCAAGAATGGTGAGGACGAGCAGCAGAATAAGAATAATGGTGGAGCGCTTCATTTGTTACTAAGGGGGTGAGAAATTTATACAAGTCTATTCGCGACTTGAGGTCGTCGCTGTGCGGGCGGTCTCATGAACGAGAACTTAAAACTTTGTCCGGACCCACGCCGCGTTCTTGAGCACGGTTCTCTGTGCCGTCGGCGACGTACGCTTGAGGTAACGCGCCAGAATCTGGAGGCGACGGAACACAGCCAACGGTGAGTTGCTCTTCATGGCAAAAGTCAGAGACTTGTACCGGTTCGGCGCGTTGGCGGACACGGTGTAGCCGTACAGCTTGCCGGGCGACAGGGGTGGAAGCGTGTACGGACCCTTGCCTGGAAGACCACGGTTGACGACACGAGCAGACTTGACGCGGACGGTGCCACCTGAAATGCGACGCGTGTAGGCACGGTGATTAGGGCTGGCTGGGACGCGGATCGTTCGTGGCTTGCGACGGAACGTGTACGCACGACGAAGGATGGTTGGCATTTATCAATGACACAGATAAAAAATGAAGGTTCATGTACTGTAAATGAAGTATGTCGTCGGTGATTTCGAGTCCACCGCTCAAAAGAT